TCATTGACTTCTTGCTCGGTAATCGGGAAGCACCCGATAACCCAACCGGGTACGAAGATTACATGGTGGATTACTTCTGCGACTGTAAAGACCTCAATATTCACGATCGTCACTTAGTCAGATTAAGCTATTATCGCCTGAAGCCACTGGTGGAATCTCTCTTTCCCCAGGTACACGGTAAATGGGTATGTTGTGGGTTCGTTGGAACCATCGGGTATTTTATACACAGTGAAGTGCCAGATGACCCCACGATAGATTCTCTCCGTGTTGCGGTTACTCAGTCGATTCGATCACATTGGGGTTACTATGATTCTAGCCTTACGCACACCAGCTTTTGATCGGGTCTTCAACGCCGTCAAACAAGTTGTTGCCACCGACCACCTCTCTGAAAGCATTAACATGGGGGTGATCAATGACGTGGTGTATGAACTGTTTCGTCAATGCACCGAGCGGGTGAACATTGTCGATGTTGATCCCGACTACCAAAGCCTGTATCAGCCATTTTATGAAGCACTGAACGAACTGCTGTTACTCCACAACGTACCGGTAATCGCTGTCTCGGGGTTATTGGTGGACGGCCCAGACTTCTGGACCATCATCTTAGTTGTGGATCAGCGGTTAATGTATACTGTCGGGGGATGTCAACATGGGGTATGAGTTACTGGTCAAAGGGGCCACGGTGGATTTCATCGTTGAGGCACCTGAGATCTTAACCAGTGGATTTACGAACGCCAAGATCATGGCTGATCTGGATATGGAAACAGCGCAGGATCTGGGGCTGGATGTTCAAGCCAAACACCAGAACCTGTACCCGCTCATTAAAGGTAAAGGTATTGCTGACGATCCATCGTCATACGGTTACATCCGTGTGATGAAAGAAAGTGGGTCGATTGTCATGCTGGGTATTCCATGGATCAAGGAAGCCTCTATCGTCGCGAAGCAACGCAATCGCATCACGGTAGATATTCCAGACGTGGGTACCAATGACATCGCCATCGTGAAAGCCGCATTGGAATCCAATGGCTATCCGAATGCCGTGGTGAAATTGGTGGATTGAACCATGGGGGCTTAGGCTCCCGTGGTTTTCTTTTATGCCCAGCATTTATTTTTTGACATTGTTGGGCTATCCAATAGAGACCATTTTCGGCCGTAAGGATATTCCATGGAATTATTCGTTAACAAGGCTAGCGAGTACAAGCGTGACTTGCGTATTCATCATCACTATTGTGAGAATAAAGCCAAATCACTGTCGCTGCTTTTCAATGAGCCGATGGAGAAGACACGTGAGTTTGTAACCCGTGTCACTGCACCTGGTGGTAAGCATGGGGTGATCGACCCCCGTGTACGTATTTTGATTCGGGGTAAGAACGGCGACCGTGAATTGAAGTTCACAACCTTTAACAAGTTTCTCAATGCAGTGGATAAACGTCAGGCGATCCTGAGTCCGTCATTGACAGCGTACCTGAACCCAAAAGAAAAAGTATCCCAGTACGCAGTATCCACTGACAACAACATCAAAGCACGTAAAGTCATTAAGAAAGAGATGTTCTTGGCTGAGCAGCGTGGTGATGTCACCACAGCACAGATTAAAGACATCATGCAGACCGGGCGTAAGTTGACCAACAACGGAATGTCCGGCGGATTCTGTACCGCTTCTACACCGTTCTATTGTCGTTCGGCACACAGTTCGTTGACGTCATGCTGTCGTTCAGCAACCTCATCGACCAATGCCTTCAACGAGAAGTTCCTGGCCGGTAACCGTCACTATCACTCGCCTGAGATTGTGATGGAGAACATGGCATCGATCTGTCTGCACTCGAACTACGAGTTGATTGATCAGGCGATGCGTGAGTTCAACCTGGCGTATCCAACGGTTGATCAAGTCATTGCATGTATCTATCGTGGCTCACGTCGCTACTGGTCAGACCGTCGTTATATGGCGATGATTCATCAGCAGGTCACTAACATGACCCCGGGTGAACGTGCTGCCTTTATGTTTACCAGTGACATGTATCACATGCGTGTGGTTAACCCAGACTTCGTGCGTCAGATGCTGGTTGACATTGCAGAGAAAACCAAAGTCGGTACCACAGAAGACGTGGCACTGAAAGATGGTGATGCACGTGTACTGGCAACGATGAAGTGCGCAGAAGACATTATTCGTGTGGGTACCAAAGAGTCTGAGAACTCGGAAGAGATCAAAGGCCTGGTGAAAGCGAACTACCAGCTGTCTGTGCAGAACATCGAGAAGTACCGTACGTATGTTCGTGCTTTCCTGGTGACCCCGAACACCCCTGCATCGATTGCCATGATGCCGCACCATGTGCGTGAAGTGGTATTGGCGTCAGACACTGACTCCTCAATCTTTACTGAGCAGGAGTGGGTGGATTGGATTGAACCGAACTACGATCTGCGTCAAGAGCGTATTCAGGTGAATGCGGCGGTGACCTTCCTGGTGTCTCAGCAGGTTGTGCATCTGCTCGCGATTGTGTCGGGCAACATCGGCGTATCTGAAGACCAGATGTTCCGATTGACCATGAAGAACGAATACTACTTCGAATCGTTTGTGTTGACCAACATGGGTAAACACTACTTTGCTACCCAGACGGCGCGTGAAGGCAACTTCTATGCGAAGCCGAAGCTGGAACTCAAAGGGGTGCACCTGCGTAACTCTAACGTGCCGAAACAGATTCGTGATCGTGGTAACAAGATCATCAACGACATCCTGGATAACTCCAACAGTAACAAGCAGTTCTCAGTGGTGGACCTTCTGCAACAGGTCGGTGACATTGAGCGCTTTATCATCAACTCGATTCAAAGTGGCGAACCGATCTTCTTGGCGAAAGCAACCATCAAGGATAAGGACTCGTACACGAAACCCTTGAGCAACAACTATTACCACTATCTGATGTGGGAAGAAGTCTTTGCTGCGAAGTATGGTCCTGCACCGCAACTGCAGTATCTGGGCCTGAAGGCGAAGTTAGGGTTAGAGTCGCGTACAGCTGTGAACGAATGGCTGGATGAGTTAGAAGACCAGGCATTTGCGCAACGTATGCGTGACTTCATGGTGAAGTACGGTAAAGACAAGTTGTCACAGGTGATTCTGCCAGCGGACATTGTTATGACTCAGGGTTTACCTGTTGAGGTGATCCAGGGGATTAACATCCGTCGACTGATTATGGAAAACCTGGCGATGGTGTACTCTTGCTTAGAATCGTTAGGCTTATACTTTACGAATCCGAATGCAACGCGCCTTGTATCAGACGAACACTAAACCGGCATAAGGGTCAGAGGGGTGTGACCCCCTCTGACCTGCCGTCTGATAATCATTTGTCTTTAATGCGTGCCCGTATGCTGGCAAGTTCTTTTGTAATAACTTGATCGATACTTTGTGGCATCCCACCAATACGAAAAGTATTGTCGTTCTTGATGATGTTAAGACTGTGTAGCACACTGTTGATCAAGGCGCCTTCTTTGCGCCCCCGGTTAAAGGAGTACTCTACCTCTAACAGGAAGTCAACGAGCCAGCTGCGTGCAATGATCCACGCCCAACGGTTTTGACGTACATCCAGGTCAATCGGTAAACGGATGGCGTTATAGCCGGATTGGGTAAAGGTTGGCATCAGCATCAGCACAGCTTCCCAATAACGGGGTGTGCGCTTAAGCTCTTTGATGTTCTGGGTGATTACCGTGTCGGCTAGTGTCATGTCGTCCATTAGCCAAAACGGTTGACGAGGATTGAGGCTGTGTCCTTTGATATCCCGGTAAGCTTTAATGGTGCGGTTGATCAAGGCAATGTCATTGTGGGATTTGACCAGGTTCTGTATGGGGTAGCACGCCACAAACTGCTGAATGGTTGGAACGGGCTTCGGATTGGTTTCCGCTACCCATTGATTGAACTTCAACCACTGCAGGGCTAATAGCGGTACATTAACACTGATCACAGCAATCCCGTTACCACCCATGATCTGGCGTTTATCAAGCAGACCGTAATTGGCGACGTCGTAAGGGTGTCGGTGAACACGAACCGGTTCCATGTCATACCAGGCAGTACCTAACGCTTCATCATACGTGGTGGTCGTGGCGATAATGATTTCCATGACACTGTCTGGGTAGAAGCAGGATTTACTGATGGTACCGTAACTGGTACTGGAGGTCATTCCCACGGCATTGGCTAAACGGTAATCACGCAAGCGAACTTCATCGTAGTATTTACGAACATCTTGCGCCGATAATTGTGTAAGCTTGCCCGGTAATTTTATTTGTTTCAATAACCGGCAGAGCACGTGATTGTTTTGGACATGAAACGTATTCTGTCTAAAGTAATCCTGTGCACGCCCGAGGTTAAGCATGGCAATGTCTCGCAAACGGTTCATCTGCGGGTTCATCATATCGCCGTGGTTAAGTTGCATGTCGGTGCTGAATAAGGTGTACATAGCGACCTCGGATATGGTATTCAGTAATAAAAAACATAGTGAGTTATACTATGTGAGATAGCATCTCTCCTCTAGGTTAACGCCTAGTTGCCGAGTGGAGACAGATTCAAACTTTTTACAACCCTATATTACCTAGGTGTAATTACCATGGTAATTTCATTCGCGAATGTTAAATATAGGCGGTCATCCCGCTGAACACCAAAAAGGAACAAGCAGTATGAAAACTCGTGACAACCAGCCGCAGTCATCTAACAACTCTCTGGCCGATGCACTGAACCAGGCGAACGCACAGCAGCAGCCTCAGGCTCAGCCGCAGCCACAGGTTCAGCAGCCACAGGGTACTGCTCAGCAGCAGCCGATTTTCCAGCAGCCGCCGCAGGGCTTCGCCGCTCAGGCTCAACCGCAGGATGGCCAGGATCGCAACTCTAAGATCTTCGGTCTGAACAACCGCATGTCGCGTACCTTCTCTTCTCAGACCTATTCTGAGAACTTTAAGATCGCGAACGAAGCGGTGCAGGAGTTCTGTAAGCCGTATGAAACTGATGGCTTCAACTCAACCTTCTTCGTAATCCCACTGCAGGACCAGAACCTGCACTGTGCTGCACTGATCTACGTTCTGGCTATCAGCCAGTCTGCTTACGGCGTGTACACCTACATGCTGGAAAACACCGGTAGCCCTCTGAAGCCGCTGGTAGGTAACGACCAGTTCACTGGCGAGCGTTATGAATTGCCACGCATGACCGGTTCTCAGTACGATGATATCTACTGGGGTGCTGTGAAAGGCGCGGTAATCCGTCATCTGAAACTGCAGAACAACTCTGCTATCCAGATCATGGAAGCTGGCGCAGGTGTTGTCCATGCTGAAATGGATTGGAAAGACGGTGGCGCAATCGGTCGTCTGCTGAACAACGCAGAAAACGCCGTGTACGCTTACGCTAACCGCATGACCGGTTACAAAGTTGAGCAGCCTCTGAACCTGGCTACCGCGATCAACCCACTGGTTGACCGTCTGTCTGCTGGTTTCAACTTCAACCCACAGCCACTGCTGACCGCTGATGGCCAGCCAGTGCGTAACGACGTAGAGATCAAACTGACCGTGTCTTCTGAAGGCAACGTGCAGGTGCAGAACTCTGAGCCGTTCACCACTGTCCACGGCTATGTTGAGCTGGTTAGCGCAGGTCCACAGCAGGTTATGGTACCGAACGGCTACGGCGCAATGATGCCTGCTCCACAGCGTTATTACCCGCAGCTGGCGATCACCTCCATCGACCAGGGTATCTTCGATGCAGAAGCACCAGAGTTCCAGGTGCTGGGTCTGTACGTTGCCACCCTGTTGCTGGAAAACAACAACTGGATGAATGCGTTTGCTCCACGTATGGTCGGCGGTGTAGATATCAACGATATCGGCGCACTGAACTACGAACTGCGTATGGGCGTTGATCCTAACGACCCGAACGCACGTCCGAAGAAGATCGATACCAAGACGCACGAGTTCAACAACAACGCTCTGCAGCAGCTGCTGAGCCAGGCGTGCTTCCCGAACATGTCCGTAGTAATGGACATCGAAGAAACTGGTCACCGTAACTGGGTGAACTCCATGTTCCTTCAAGCGGGTGGTGTCCCAGGTTCTAACGCAACCATGCTGGCGCAGGACGGCCGTCTGGCACACGAAGCGATCATCGCTGCAGCGAACAACGTCACCAATGGCGAGTTTGGTAAGGTCTTCACCGATACTTCCAAACTGATCACCATCCGTGATGGTTCTCGTATCCAGGGTGGTTACTACCTGAGCGACGATGGCAAGCGTCTGGACAACCGTAACGTTGACCTGCTGGCAGTACTGAACTTCCTGGGTGAATCTGATCCGCGTCGCGTTGAAGAATGGAAAATGATCTGTTCTTCTACCTCTGGCCTGTCTGGTCCGAAACGCATCGCACTGCGTCAGCAGTTCCTGCAGACTATCCTGGGTGCATCGTACGTGCAGAAATGCTACTACGAGCGTGTCATGATCTCCAACGACTTCCTGGCAGCACTGCGCTCTGCAATCATCGCAGCCGGTGTTCAGGTTCGTCCAGAGAACATGTCTAACCAGTACAACGCCATGTCCTACGGCATGCCGCTGGCCGCACAGTATGGTTTCAACACCCATACCGCGTCTACGCTGCAGGCTGCTGGCTACGGTCAGCTGGATCAGCAGGGCCGCATCGTGCCGTTCGGTAACTACCGTACGCCGTTCGGTCACTTCAACGTCCAGTAAGTTGTTAGCATAACCCCATGGAGGAGAGGGAAACCTCTCCTCCTTTTATGCCCTACCACTATTTTTTTACCTGTTGGAAGAGGATATGTCATGCAGCCAATAGCCAATGGCGGTGTGTGCGCAACGGTAGCTGATCACGACCAAGCGTTTTTACAGTTAACGTACCGACCGGTACTGATCAATGATTTTGATCTCAGTATTGAAGCGGAACGTGCCAAACTGAATGCGCAAATGCGTGTGAGCTACGATGCGGACATGTTCAGCGTGAAGCCACGTTGTTTCTGTGGTAAGTTAGAAGGGGGCGAAAAGGTTGGGCGTGTATGTACTTCATGTGATACCAAAGTTACGGTGGTTACTGAAGAAGCCATCGAATCACAACTCTGGTTCCAAACACCTGTAGGCGTTGCCGGCTTTATTAACCCACAGATCTGGACACTGTTGTTCCAGCCGTTTGTGGTGAAAGGATTCAACCCACTGGAATACTTTGCTGACCGTCAATACACACCAGCAAAGAGCAGCGGGGATTACCGTAACAAAGAAATCTACAAACTCTGTAAAGAGATGGGCTACCCACGTGGGATGAATAGCCTGGTAGAGAACTTTGATAAGATCATGAACACCTTGCTGACGTCGTCGGTGGTACGTGGAAGTAACATCTCCTCGGAAGCCTTACGCAACTACGCAGGGATCTATCAACAATACCGTGAAGTGATTTTCTGTAAGTATCTGCAGCTGCCGTCTAAGTTGGTGTTCATTGTTGAATCCAATGCCACCGGTCGCTACGCAGAGCCAGGTATGAAGATGGCGCAGGATGCGGCGTTAACGATCTGTGATGCCCGTAAGGAACTCATCGATCAACATGACCTACGGTATAACGAAAACATCGCTATCAAGGTTGTACGCGGTCTGGCGAGCTTTTACGGTACGCACGACAAAGATATCTTCGCAGGTAAGCCGGGTCTGCTTCGTAAGAACATCGGTGGTTCACGCATGCCCTTTACGGCACGTTGTGTTATTACCTCGAAGACCGGCAACCACGACATGGATGAAGTGGATATCCCGCGGTGTATTGCGATTCCGTTATTGCGTTTCCACATTGCCAACAAGCTGAAGTTACTGGGTTATACACCAATCCAGATACTGTCGATGATTACCTCATCGATCAAACAGCCGGTGGATGTGATTGATCGGGTATTGGATGAGCTGGAAATGGATCCCAACGTAACGGGGCCTGCTGCACGTCTGATCAAGATCTTCCTGTTACGTAACCCAACCTTACGCTGGTTGTCTAACCGTCGTTTCTGGGTGCGCATCAACCGCAATCCGGAAGAGATCACCATCAAGATCTCAACCTTGTCTATTATCTCCTCGAACGCTGACTTTGATGGCGATGAGTTGAACCTGTTAATGGTCACTGATGAAATCATGTCCACGTATGCGGAAGCATTCGGATCCCACAACTGTGTGTTGGATATGAACAGTCCCTTAACCGTATCAGGTGACATTGCGTTGCCGGCTACGTTAATTTCAACCATGAACCGTTGGGCGTACAGCCACGATTAATCCGGTGGGCGGGGTGTAAACTCCCCCGCCTCTTTTCGGAGATTGCTTATGTACGAGAAGTATAAACACAGGCTATCGGAAGCCGAGTTTATCGATTTGGGCAAAACCATTTACGAGCGGGATGGGTTCTTTAACAACCCTTACTTTCAATACATTGTGGTAGTGTGTAATCAACCGTCGTTTGATGCGGTGCTGTATTACCTGGCCACTGTGAAGAAGGAACTTCGCCCAGAGATGATGGCGCGTTACAGTAACGAATACGCACATGCGGGTGGGTATACATTACGTTACTATAATGGTCAGACAGTGATAAACATCTTGGCGCTTCACATGAAGGATGTGGACGATTACAATCATCACAGCACCGATAACTTCCTTGATGTACTGACCCATGAAATTCAACACTTGCTGATTGCCTACTACGAGAGATTTAACATCAATCCGGTGTTGGAAGAAGAACCCCATGCTTACATGTCGGGGGTGTTAATGAGTAGAATACTGCGGATTGTTCGAGCGAACTATGCTGCGGGCTTTATTTATGTGCCGAACCGAGTTTATGGTTGTGTTGATGGACTGGGATTGTTGCCCGCTAATATGAACCCATCTATACTGACTGTGTTAGCAGGAACGGTCAACCAACTGATGGCTAACGAAAGTGGACTGGCTCTGTATAACAGAGGTGTTTGGTCAGCAACCACGTACTTCTCGGGAGGTGAATATGTCGAACGCACTCGTTGAGCGTGGACAGCAGGTGATGGATGAGTTTTCACTCAGCTGCAAACCCTTTACCTACCAAGCGTATTTGGTGTTTAACCAACCTGACCTGATGGCATTGAAAGCGTATCTGGAAACGGTTATCCTTCATGATAATGCAGGATGGGAAGTATTTAAAGACCCTGATCGTAATTTCGATCTGTTGCATCTTAATAATGCTGCGGGCGCCAGAGCACTGTCTATCATTTATATGCCAGTGTTTTCGTTTCAGCGATTGGGGACGAACTTCCTGGCGATTTATCGACGCATCGCAATGCACATCTCTGAGATTGTGTTCAGTGTCGCTGACCTCGCTGGTTATGGCTTAAATAAGAGCCGAGACATGTTTAACCACTTAGTGGGTAACATGACCTCAAGTGCACTGGTGATGATCGGTCGGTATATCGGGGGTAGCGTTTGTGCCGTATCTGATGAAGCACGTTTCTTGGATCAGAATCTCACACCTGAACAGTGGTATTACTTGGACCGTCTGACACCCACTGCGCTGTCATCTCTTGCCCGTGAACACTTCATGGAACAAGTCAATGGTCGTGCATTGATTGAAAATGACGGTACCTGGATAGCCAAAACCTACTTCCATAACAAATAGCCAGGGCAACCTGGCTTTTATGCTGATTAAAAGGAAACTTGTATGGGGACTTATTACGGCGTTAACATTCGTTTGAAATTGAAGAAAGATGCACCAGCAGCTGTTCAGCAATTCATGGACACGGCGTTAATTGAAACAGAACTTGAGAAAGCTCTGGCAGAATTAGCGTTCCAGCCTGTCGACGAAGCACACGCGGTTAAAATCGCTGACCTGCGTCGTTACGACGAGTTGGATAATCTGTGCAGTATGATCCTTCAAAAGTCAACGTATTTCAGCACCTGGTGTTGGAATGTCAAAGAAGACCGCGGTGATCATTGGTTGTACGAGACACGTGGTGGTTGCAACAGTAACAGCGTTGACAAAATATTGTTGATGTCGCTGGTCGCGGTGTTGGCACCTTACCTTGATACCGAAAGCGATGATATCCTGGCGCGTATCGTGGGCGAAGAAGACATCACTGAAGATGTGTTGGTTATTGACCCCACTGGTCGTGAAGCCAATTGGTTTGATGGCTATCGTTACAAAACAGTTAGTGGTGATTTATTTGACAGCGATCATCCGGCTCAATCTTACCACTCCGGTGTTTTGTCTGACGAAGACGACTCACAACCCCATACGCGCTTAATCGCTGAGGATGCCGAGTTTACTCCGCCGTGGAACAGCAAGGCGCTCGAAGAGTTAAACCGAACTAATAAAGCTAAATGGGATGAAGAAAACGCTGCTACTTGGTGGTGATCCCTTAAATCAAAGAGGTAGTCAATGAGTCGTTACTATAAGAAGTCAGACAACAGTTATGACAGTGAGTGGCAGACGGGTGTGATTGTTCGCGACGTGTGTATTTTGTTCGTGGCGTTTATTGTGCTGTCTATGGCAGGTTGCCCGTACTACCGGGTCTGGGATCAGCAACAGACTGGTAAAGCTGCGTTAGCACGTGCCGTGCAAGATCGTCAGATCTCGATCGAAGACGCGCGGGCTAAGAAAGAAGCAGCCAAGATGTTGGCTGATGCTGAGGTCGAACGTGCTAAAGGTGTAGCTGAAGCTAACCGTATCATCGGTAATTCACTGAAAGGTAACGATTCGTATCTGCACTACCTCTGGTTGGATTCACTGAAGGACACCAAGAACCAGGTGATCTATGTGCCAACCGAAGCCAACATGCCTATCATGGAAGCTGGGCGGACGGTTAACACTCCAAACAAGTAAAGACCTACATTACTACCGTGTAGCCTAGTAAAACCGTACATGGTGGACGCATGGTATACGTAGTAATGATTAATACCCCTAAAGCTCAGGAGGACACATGTTCATTCCAGGCGGTTACGATGCCATGGACGCCGTCCTAGGTCATCGACCACAGGAAAGCACGTTGCAGTATTTTGATAACCAATATCAGAATATGATGGTGGCGGCACAGCAGGTCGGTAACTCGGCATTGCAGCAGATTTACCAGATCGCACAGCAGACGTATAACTACGTGATGGATACTCGTCCGTGGGAAATTGCAGAAGCACTGACTCGCCAAGCCACACACATGTTTAACCCGAATGCAATCCGTACCTTAGCGTCACTGGCGGATCTGCAAACGGCGAAACCTGTGATGCAACGCTGGATCATGGCGAACCCAGAAGTGCGTGAAATGTATCACAACAACCAGATCGACGGTTATTCAGCCACGTACGAAGATGCACAGCCCGGCATGATCGGGGTGAATCATTACGACTGGCGTATGGCAACGACTGGGATGGTAGAACACAACGTGGTCGACGATCAACCAAGTTGGGCTTCAACCACGTATGTGGAAGAACTCATCGAAGGCGATGTGGCGTTGTCGTTCCAAGACAAGTGCGACATCAAGATCAGCTGGGGTGCTTGTCAGCATTATCTGCAGACACAACAGTACGATCCAACGTCGGTGTGGAACAACAAACTGTAATAAACAAGCCTGGGGTAAAACCCAGGCTGTTATGACGATTAGAGGTGACTTAACATGTTTCCTGGTTTCGAACGGTTCGACCAGATCTTTGCTGAGAAAGAACAGCAATCCAAGACTCCGCAATACACGCAGGAGCATCCTTTATACACCTATGGTTCTGGTACAACCGTAGTGAATGGACAAACGCTGTATACCGCTGGTTCACAACCCCTTCCGAAAGACCAACAACTTTACTCGTATTAAGGATATTTATCATGAAAGAACTTATTGAAACTAAACCGCTAACGTCTGCCTGTAGCGATGTTCAGAAGTTAGGTCGTTTGAATCGTGTGTCAGTTAATACTTCGGTTGATCTGCTTAGTCTTACTATGCCGTTAAACCCTATCCCTCATGGTGGTGGTTCTCGCACAGCAATGACCCCTAAGGCAGCCGACTATTACAAGGACATGCCCGCTGAGTTGTTAGTGTCACTTAAAGGTGCGGATTTCCCCACCGTGTGCGCGGCTATCAAAAATAAATTCCCTAACATACCGGATTCTTTGGTTACCGGGGTTTATCAGCACGTTGTAAAGGGTTACAGCCTGGATATGAACGACCCTCATGTTTATATCGACGTGAGTGTTACGGTACCGCCACCGCGTCCACAGTCCATGCAACCTTTGAACCCCAGCAAGAAATTTGAAGCTGAAATGACTGCATCGAAGGAGTGCTGCAATTGCGGTAATAACTGCGCCGGTAAAAAGGAACGTAGCAATGAAGGGTGAATTCCAAGATCAGTCCGCCATGGGCGCAATACTGGCCGAAGACGAAACTGTCATTGATCTTAAGCTCCCTGAGCCTCGCATCATCTACCATAAACCTGTTAACGGAGTGGATATCCATGAGATTCCCTGGCCGCCGAAAGTACAAACGCAAAAGTAAGTGGGTGACTGGTCCGACGTTGCGTATGCCACCTGACCCGGGGCTGGACAATCTGCTGGCTTCATGGGGCGACCAATGTCTGGGTCGTGTTGATCCTGGCTTAATACCGGGTTCAGTGATCGGTCAACTCAAGCGCGGTGACATGTGTAAGATGGGTGCGTTAGAAAGTGGTCCGCTTCTGGCGTCTGCCGCACGTAATCAGTTGTTGCGCGCTCATGTCCAGATGCTTTCTGGTGTCGCAGAGAAGACCGGTTTCGAGCACAAGGAGTAATAATGTCAACATCCTTCACAATCAGACATTATGCTCGCAAGCACCGTAGTTGGCGTCATCCGTTATACCACGGTAATGTGTGCGAAGAGCTGTATCACCAGATTGCTGAACTAAAGGTGATTCGTCATCACTACGCCTTGCTTCTTAAAACGAACAAGTCTAGTTATAACCGTAATATGTTTGACGCACTGT